ATTTCATACTAACCTCGTTTAATCTAAATTAATTACTTTTTGCTTAATCATCATGCAATCTTTGCATATAACTGTTGTTATGTGTTTTCGCCTAGTTACTTCACGAACTTGAGCAATGGTTTCTGGGTATAATATCCATTTATTTTTTGCTAATAATTCATGTTGTGATTCAGTGACCGTGATATGTACTTCAGTGTTTTTATGCCTGCAAAATAATTTATTAATTAAATCCATACTAACCTCTAACCTTAATCCATACTTGTTTGCATTCTGCTTTCTCTACGTATTCGCATCCGTGTTTTTCTGTGTGTATGCTGCTTTGATTTACTGCCATAGTTGTAACTACGCCAGAAAACAGACCAATAAAGAGAAAGGTAAACGGGCTGCATGATTTTATAAATTCTTTGAAGCTGTATTTATTCATCACTCACCCCTTGCGCGTTTAAGTAGTGATTCGATTTCTTCTGACTCAAAAGGCATATTGCTTTGAAAGCTGGAATTGTTAACTAGCCTTTCTAGCATTTCATACATATCATTAAGAGTGTTCACAGCCTCTCTGTTGCTGACAATTTTTGATTTTCTGGCTATGTAAGAGCGGCCAGAAATATCAAATGACCTATTAACGTTAAATACTTTATTCATCTTTATCTCCTATTTAATTTAATGCTTTTTTAATTTCAGATTTGCACTTGTTGCATATTGGTTTATCAGCTAGCGCTGCATGTTGAGCATCAGTAAAGCACCAATCAAAACCAGTCCTATTTTTGCCACACCAAAGCTTTTGATTGTGCGGCTCTAGCTTCTTACCGTTTTCATATTCATATTTAATTACACAGGGCATGTTTCATCTCCTATTTAAGTTGCGTTAACTGTATCAGTTGATTGTTGATTGTGCAATATATAAATTAATTAATTTAAGTATTGACTAATCTAATGGATATGATAAATTTACCGCATCAACAGCAAAAGAGGTTTATATGAGTTTATTAAATGACGCTCTTGCCAAGTCAAAAAAGTCAGGCAAAGAGCTATCAGAATTAAGCGGCATTAGCGAATCGACTGTATCAGCAATTCGCAATGGTCGCGGGAAGGTTGAGACTTTAGAAAAACTGTTAAAGTCTTTGGGTTATGAGTTGGCAATTAAAAAGGTGAAGCCGTGAGAATAATTAAACCAGGCAAAGTTGAGCCTATTAAATATCAGGCAACTTGTTTAAATTGCGGCGCAATTATCGAAGCAACAAAAGATGAGCTAAACATAAAATTCTGCCCTAGAGGGCAATATAGTTTTGCTCATGAACGCTGCCTTGAGTGTGAAAGTTCAGTGGTTTTTTATAAGAAGTAGTAGGAGTAGAAGATGAGTAATAGTGAATTATTAGATGAGTTAAGCGCCGCCTATGGTCGTGGTGATGTTGCTAGAGTTTATGAGATTGAGCAGATATTGGATGCAAGATCATGAGTCAAGAATTTATTAAGCGCGTTGCTAATATTCAGCAAGAGCTAAAAGCACCTAAGAATCAATATAACAGCTTTGGTAAATACAAATACAGAAGTTGTGAAGATATTATGGAAGGTTTAAAGCCTGTTCTTGGTGACTTAGTTGTTACCGTTAGTGATGATATTAAAATGGTTGGAGATCGCATCTATGTTGTTTCTACGGCCACCATAACTGACGGTGAGAATAGTTTAAGCAATACGGCAATGGCTAGAGAGAGTCTAACTAAGAAGGGTATGGATGACAGCCAGATAACAGGAACAGCTTCAAGTTATGCTCGCAAGTATGCTTTAAATGGATTGTTCCTTATTGATGATACTAAAGATGCTGATACGGGTGTGCATCAAAGTAATAGTGAGCAAAACAATCAAGCGCAGCAAAAGAATTGGTACAACGGGTTTGAAAATGATAAGCAAAGCATGATTGATCACATTAATAACGGCGGTACTGTTCAAAGCATTATTGATAACTTAAAAGGCCAAGGTTTATCACTTAGCAACGAAACAATTAAAAAAATACAGGATCTGGCACTATGAATGTATTTATAGATATTGAAACAATTCCAGATCAAACAGTCGGCGCAGTTGCGTCGATTGCTGAAAACTTAGAAGTTAAAGCGCCAAACTTAACAAAGCCTAAATTAATCGAGGCTCTAAACCTTGGCGATAAAGGCAAATACAAAACTGTTGATGAACTAAAAGAGCTTTGGGTTGCTACATTTGCTGAATCAGAAAAAGAAAACCAAGCAACTGAGCAGTGGTTAAAAACTTCTTTTGATGGCGGTAAAGGCCAGCTTTGTTGTGTTGGCATTGCTATCGATGATGATCAAGTAATAACGCTAACAGGTGAAGAAAATAAAATACTCGAAAGTGTTAATGTGCTGCTAAAAGAATACCCAAGCGTAACTTTTGTAGCTCATAACAAAAAGTTTGATTTACCTTTCTTGTTCAAGCGATTTGTTATTAACGGCATTGAGCCGCAATTTAATTTTGATGCTTATGCTAAAAAGCATATTTGCACAATGGAGTTATGGGAAGGTTTTGGGGGGCGCATATCACTTGATAACCTTGCCAAGCAATTGGGTTTAGGTGGCAAGTATGAAGGTATGGATGGATCGCAAGTGTGGCCTGAGTTTAAAGCCGGAAACATAGATAAAATTGCTGAGTATTGCGCTGATGATGTTCGCTTGCTCCGTGAAATTTACAACAAGATTAACTTTATTAAATAGGAAAATAAAATGGCTCATACAATAGTAGGCAAATTAAATAAGAACGCTTCAATATTTCAGGCTGGTGAATCAACAGGCTTTGGTATTCGCCTTGGTGTTAAATACTACGACCGTGAAACTCAAAAAAACGAGTGGACTAACTACGAAGCCGCTATTTTTGCAAAGCAACCTAATCAGATTCAGTTTTATCAAAATGCTTTGATTGAAGGTAGTGTTATTGAGGTTTCTGGCGACGCATTAAAGATTAAGTATTTTGATGGTCAAAATGGTCAGCAGTTAAGTATTGAGCTTTTAAACGCAAAGCTTGGTTACGTTCACACTGGTCAGCAGGCGAATATCCAACAGCAACCACAATATCAGCAACAGCAAGCGACACAACAGCAATATAACCAGAATCCTCAACAGCAACAAGGTGGTTTTGCAGCACCACAGCCACAACAGGGCTTTGCACCGCAACAAAATCAAAACCCACCATTCTAAATAATAAAGGTGAACTCATCCGTTGAGTTCACCATTCAGGCAAATATGAGGCGCTAGTTTAGAGCAAACCAATCATTGTTTGTTGTTCCGCTAGCCTTGTAAAGCGTCGGGCCTGCCGTGTCTATGTACTCATCACCGACATATCTTGGAGTATTGCCACCAACAGGCGAGCCCGAGCCTGTTTGTGGCTCTCTGTCTGGCGTTGTGTTTGAGTTCCAAGCATCGGCATGGTTTCCTGAGTAGTAATTGAGAGCTTGATTATCTATTCTGAATCTTCCTCCGCGTATCCTATTGTCTCTTACAGAATTATTATTTGAGACGATTCTAACCGAATCAACGCCAGCGTTATTTGTTATGAACGTATTACGCGATATGTCATTGTCTTCACCAGCTAGCCAGAATAGCGCAACATCGTGTGTCGTTCTAACTAAGTTATCGTTAAACTCTGAGCCTTGCAGATTTGTTATTCTGAAGCACTCCGTATTAACTGCTGCCCCCGTAATGTAAAATTCATTATCAGTAAACGTGAAACTTACAGCCCCCGCCCTGTCAATATCCAGCATTCTAGTGTTTGCAACAAAATTAGCTGGGTGAACGTGGTAATTGTTTTTGTAAACTATATTTTCAACATCTTGCTTTACTTCCATCAGCGCTTGAATAGGGACGGTTCTATTAATAATTATATTGTCTCTTAAATAAGCCTCTGTTGCTGGACCTTCAACCCCACTCCCGATAAGCCATGGCTGGGCGCAATCAACAAGCATATTACTAAATATATGAACGCCGCTTCTGTATCCAACAACCATTGTTGTTTTGGTGTTGTCGTCAAATGTTTCAATATAATTGCCATAAACAAGTGCTGATTGCTGATGACCTTTGAAAAAGCGCATACCTTCTGTCGAGTAGTTAAATCTAACTATCGACATATTCGTGTTTTTATTGTCGGCGGATAAATCAAAACAATACGAATCACCAGAAGCAGAGCCTTTGGTATTATGAGTTCGATTAAACTGAAATATTGTTTTTTCTGCGCCGTTTTCGGTTGCAAACGCATGAAATCTTGGATTTTCCGCATAACAATATTGGACGATGTTGTTAAATCCATCATCAACAGAAAAGCATCTATCATTAGCCCCAGTCGATTGACAGTATTCTATAACCGAATCACTGGCGTTTTTCAGTGTGATTGGTCTGGCTGGAAAGTCTGCATCATTAGATGCATAATTAACAATGGCCCCTAACAGCTTGCATCGAAAAGCGCGAGACTCCGCCGAAGGATGCCCAACAATAATAACCGCGTTGAAATCGTAAGATCCTCCTGCGCTTATAGCGGTTGGTTTTACTTCCGTGTTATTCATTACGAGTGTCGTATTTTCTGGGACATATATTGTACGACTCAAAACCACACCGTTAGGATGGTGATCACACGAAACAACGCCGCCACCTGTGTTTTTTGCTCTCAATAACGCTTTTTCAAACGCATCAGTATCATCAGCGCCTTGACCTATATTACCGTATGTCTCTACGCGAATGTCTGGATTTACATCATTTAAAAATAACCCATTACTCAAAGTTTCAATTAAATTACCAGCTACAGAACTTACTTGAGCTATAGAAAACAACCTGTCAGAAATTCTTACATTTACTGACTCAGATAAATTTTCAGATATTAAATCGCTTAGTTTTTTTGTCCTTGCGTATATGTCATCGTGTGCACCTACCGCGCTTCTGTTTGATAGATTTTCATGATCACTAAATGTAACCTGAAGCCAATCAGGAAAAGTAGGCGAATCACCAGGGTTTACAACTTTTGGCATTGATCCTTGCCATTGGTAGCTATTTCCGTCAGTGTATCTTACACACTGATTTGATGTCTCTAATGTGCCACCAGTCGCAAAATCAAAAACAGTAATTAAGTTAAATTTTTTCCCGTAAGTATCTAAGACTAATTTGTTTTGCTCGTTTATTTCTGCAATTGTTTCATCAATTCTACTGTCAAAGTAATCTGAACCAACAACATTAATTATGTAATTTGTACCGCCAACATTTGCTAAGTATTGACCAGCCTCAACATAAAATGTAAATGTACCGTTTTCGTCTGTTGTATTATCAACTCCGTTTTGTGGTATTGGTATTGTTCCTGCTAAATCTTTGTATATCTGTACAGATACAAGGTTTTCAGTTGTTATATAAACAGGAGCATTTACAGAGTAGTTATTGCCCTGTGAATCGTCGGTTAAGTTACCAACTGCTATATTATATGATTGTAAGGCCATTATGATCTCCTGCCTTTAATAGTCAAATCGTTATCACCAATAATATTTATTGTGTTACCGTTACTTACAATTGCAAAACCAGCAGAACCAGCATTGCCAGTGTAAGACTTAGAATCTGAGCTTTCACCCCATGAACCACCTGATATTGATTTCAGTTTACCAGGTGCAGACCTAGATCCAGGATTACCATCTAAGCCAGTGTCAGTTGCAAGAGTGCCACCTTCGAAGCTCTGCACTGTTGATGTTGATCCATCTCCATTTAATCCGCCGACATAGCCTTGTCCACCTGAGCCGCCATCACCACCAAGCGCGCTTGCAGAGCCGCCAAAGTATGATGCGCTTGAATTTGAAGATGGAGCGCCACCACCTCCAGCATATATAACGCCCTGAGATGTATCTATTATTGTGTCTACTCTTGCGTTGAATGCGCTGCCACCATTACCGCCATCAGTGCCAGGCTCTAAAACCTGATCGTTATTATCACCAACAATTAAAAATATAAATGTTGCGTCAGATCCATCACCACCAGCACCAAGTATTGAGCCTCTATTTATTATTTTAAGTGTAACACCTTCATTTTGTGCGCCAGTGTCAAAAGCAAAGTTACTAACACTTGTTGAACCAATTGTTACACCGCTTTTGATAAAGACTGTGTGCTCTCTTTGCTCCGTCGGTGAAAATTCATCGCTTAAAACGTAGTTTTCTTTGTTTTCATCAATTACAAAGTCGAAATCATTTTCGTTAATTATATCTTGGTAAGTTTTTGCCAACACTGTGTAAGTTGATTTTTTTGGATTATCCTGAAGACTTAATATTTGTACGTTGCTTGACTTTGGTGTTCCATCAGCATTAACAACCTTATCAGTAATAACGTTTATTATTTCAGCCTCTTCAACTTTTCCTGATGATATTTGACCATAACTAGAATAATCAATTTCAAATTTATATATTTCTGGAACTTTCACATTTAAGTTTGCATCTCTTGCCGTTCCAGATACAGCAATCTGAACATCATTATCAGAATTAGTTAAAAACTGAGTGAAAAAATCTTTGTTTTCTTGAGGCTCTAAAGTGCCAGTTAATTCGGTCAAAGCGTTAATTGATTGAAATACTATCGAGCTATTATCATCGTCAACTTTTTTTGCTGCGTCAAAAGGAGCAAATCCTATTGTTGATCTAGTTATCTGGCCTTTGTAGTCAGGCTCAATACTTATTGAATCTTGCTTTATATCTGTGTCAAAATTCAAAGTTAGTGGTTGCTGTTGCAAGTCCGTGTTTAACTTTATCTTAATTTTTTTATCAATTTCGCTGAAGTACAAAGCTATGTTGTTTTCTCCCCAGCATCTAATCACATTATTTATATACTTTTGGACGCTATCAGGCTTACTTATATAAACTGGCCCAGTGCCGTTTACAACTTCAGATTCCTGTGTTGTGTAGTCATCAAAAAATCTTGCATCAATATTTGTGTAAGTTGTTAGCCAATCTATTATTGTCTCAATTGGATTCCAGTCAACAAGCACAATAGATAATTGAACGGATGCATTTATTTCATGATCTTTTTGTTCGCTACCACCTACAGCCCTAGCAACTATATCTAACAAGCCAGTAGACGAGCTATTAACAGTGCAATCAATTAACTCATTATCAACTCTTACTGTTATTGAATCTGTATCACTCCCATACTCACCAACTATAAAATCTTTCATTTGTATTTGAGTTGATGAGCTATCTATAGCAACTGATAATTTACCACTGCTTACCCTTGGCATTTTCGCTTTTGACTCTTCAGCAAGCATTAACGGGTCTATTGCCCTTATTGTTACAGATTCGTTTTGATAGCTGAGATCATCAATTACATATTCTCGCTCTATGCAATCTGATTTACTAAAGTTACCACCGCTTTCAAATCCCGTATAAGTAACTAAGCGCCTATTTTGCATATAAGGGTGTCTAGCTAACAACTTTCTAAATAAGGTGCTTATAGATACTCTTTGATTTGGATATGGCACTGCATATACATCATCATCAGTGTTATCCGCAATGCTAACTGACACGCTTGCATTTTTAGCCATTGCCTCACCTGGCTTTACTTTTACAGGTGTGTGATTTATTGACTTTAAACCGTTGTAGTATATTTGCCCGTCAAAACTTTGACTATCAATAAATAAAAATTCACGCTCTGCATTTTTGTCAAAGCTATCTGGCGTTGAACAACCCTCACCGTCAGGCAATTGAGGGTAGCCATAACAAGAGCCATCAGCCTCACCGCCGTGTATTATCTCTGCACTTCCAGCGCTGTGAGCTACATCGGTTGTTCCAAGCGCGCCGCGTTCAATTATGTTTATTTCAGTTGCGCTGTTTACGTCAATTTTAATTAGCTCTTGATTAAATCTTAGATAAGGATTTGAAGACTGGAAAAAAAGAGGATCTCCACCGCTAATATTAACAGTGCCAGTTTGGCCTTGTGAAATACTTGGCGCTGATACCTCCCTTTTATCCAGCGCGCTAGGTATTGAGTATTTGCAAGCGTTAACAAATAAAGAAACACCACTAGCCAATCTTTCGCCATATTGATTTTTTTTACTGTCAAAACTCATTAGTCAAAACCTTTATAATCAAAAAAGAAAGTGCCAGTGTTATTTGTGTTGTACGATGGCGGTTGAAGGTTATTTATATTTGTTGGCCTACCAAAAAACGCTTGTTTAATATTTTTACTCCAAAGCATAAATATTGGCTTACCGTCCTTAACATGGTTCATATATTCTATGTATTCACTGTTAAATGAGTTTTTACCGTTAAAGTTTATAAAGTCAAACTGACCACTTTGACCAAAGCCTTTTTTAACCCTTCTACCTATAATAAATTGGTTTGTGTCACTGGTAAAACCAACCATTTGATCAAGGTTGTTTGTAGCTGCTGGCGTAAATCCTAGGTTTGGTGACTTATCAAAAGCCCATCCCTTACCAATATAAATGCAGCCTATAAAAAGCTTATTAGTAAATGTTAGCGTAAGCCTTTGCTTATTGCATAATTCTGGTTCAAAGTACTGTGTTATTGTCTTGTTGTCGCCAACAGGGTTAATTATTGCTACCTCTTTGTATTCTCCGGCTGTGAATACTTCAAGTTTTGCGCTTAGCCCAGCACTAAAAGAGTTGTGAATACCAATGCCAATATAATCAATCTCACTATTAACAGTCTGTGTAAACTCTATTTGAATAGTTCCGCTGTTGATGCTTGGGCTATATTGTGTGTTATCTCTAAAATCAAAAGCGTTTGATAATGGATAATTTGGATCTTCATTTTGCCCTGAAAATGCAGAATCAGGTAAAAGGCTTTTAAATCCTATTATTGCCTCGCATCCATTACCATAAGATCCGCCACCTCCACCACCATTTCTAGGGTCTATTACAATTGTGTTGTAAGTGCCAATTTTTTGTACTGGCGGTTCTGGCTGAATACTTCCACCAATTACTAAAACATTATTTAAAGCGCTCATATTGCCCCCACTCTAGCGGCGTTGCTTTGACCTGTATTAATAGCAATATTAACATTTTCATCAGTGCCTAGATACTGCTCAAGTTGTGACTTAGTTAACGGGATTAAATCATCAGGCCCAAAGTTTTCAAGTCCGGTTATATTAACTATTCTTTGTTGGTTTTGAGTCTGGACTTGAGGTGTTGATTGTGCTGCTGGTGTCGATGAAGCAGAAACGCTAATATTTGCACTTGAACCAGATGGTTGAGAGCTTTTTATAGTGCTTATAAGTGCTGCGCCTTGTGCCGCAACTTGCGCCGCAAAACCTAAGTTTGCAGGGTACGGATTGTTTAGGGCTTTAGCTACGCCAGCGGCTATGTTTATTATAGAGTCAGCAATAGCAAACTTTTTTTGCGTCTTGAATGATTGACTTCCAAAAGCGCTAAGAAGCCTTAATGCTGAGCTAGCCCCGCTTTGTAAATTTGTTATTCTGGCGTTTTGCTCTAACAAATCTAACCTGCTTCTATCATCACTTCCTCTCTGTGCTATCTGTGTTTTTTCTGCTTCAAAGTTTTGCAGCGCTATTAACTCTTGCTCTCTTAAAACTTCTAAAGCTTCTTTTCTTGCTGCTTCATTTTCAAACTCTTTTTCTAGTATTAGTTCGCGCCTAGCGTCATAGTCAATTAGTATATTTTGCCTTTCTAGCATTTGCTGTGCTTGAGTTTCATTTATAAATCCATCTCGCAACTGCTGTCTAATTATTAACTCAGCTTGTAAAGCTCTAGTTTCAGCTTTTAGGTTATCAATAAATGATGTGTTTGCTGGCGAGCTTATCTGCTGTGCTGGGCTTTCTTTTGTTGCTTTTGCTTGTGGTTTTATATTTGTTGCTGCGTTTTCTAGATTAAATAAATCTAAGCCTGATGTTATTTGCTCTAAACTGGCATAACCAGCAGCTAGATTATTTACATCAATGGCTTGGTCTTTTATTATCTCGTTAAATGTTGTCGCTGATGTTTTTGCTATTTCAACTCTTCCTGAGTATTCTGTTATTTTATCGTTTACAAAATCAAGCTCTATTCCGGCCAGGTTTAAAAGTGATTGCCACCGCTCAAAGTGTTCTAGGATTACTTGATCTCTACCTATTTCATTCATTCCGGTAGATACATTTGTTATCAATACTGCTGTTGCATCTAAAGCAACGCCTAAACTTTCAGATATTCCAGTTGCATCATCAAAAGCACCTATAGCAATAGTTACTGCATCAGTAAGATTTTTCCACCCTTGAGATACTAAAGTTGTTGTTTGCCCAAACTCTTTGTCAATAACATCAGACTGATTTAACAGGGAGTTAATTATCAATTCACTTGTTAGCTTTCCTTGAGATCCTAAATCTTTAAGCTCCTTTGTGTTCTTGCCTAGCTCAGCGCTAAGTGCCTCTAATAGCCTTGGGGCTTGTTCTGCAACTGAATTAAATTCATCGCCTGAAAGGCTACCGCTTTGCAGGCCTTGAGCTAATTGTATAATGGCGTTTTCAGCCTCCACAGCAGTCGCGCCAGATATAATAAATGCCTGATTAATTGCTTTTACAGTTGTAAGTAAATCACTCTCGCTTACGTTGAGATCTTTTGTCGCTCTGTCTAACTTTGCGTAAAGTGTAACTGTTCCAGACAGCCCTGCTCTAGTTTCTTGGGCGAGTGAAACTAAGCTATCTTGAGTGCTTAACAGGTCATTGGTTGAGTCTGTTACAAGCTTTAATTGGTTGTTTACCTTCTGCCACGCTTCAGCGTATTGCAAAACCTTACCAGCGGCCAATGCAGCACTAACAGCAGCAGCGGCTAAACTAAGCTTATTCATTGAAAATTGAGCGTCATCGGCGCTTTGACCAACACCTTTAACGGACTTATTTAGGTTATCAGCGTTGCGCTTTGCACTTCGAGATTTTAATGTAATCTCTATTTCTCTTTTTTCAGCCATTTATTTTTGCTCCCGCTTTCTGCGATCTGCTTCTATTCTTAGCCATTCGTTATCCAGTGAAATAATAATTTCCATGAATATATCAGGCTCGTAACAAGTCACGCCATGCAACTCAATATACTTAATTATATCACACTCAGAAAGTGGGCATGGTGAAGCCATTTGTCCTACATAATTTCTATTTCTAGATATGACATTGAAAGCGTTTAAAGCTAGCTGCATTTTATAATTTAGTTTCGGCCTACCTAGTAAAAGCTGTTTTAGTATCGGACTATTTTTCTTTCTAGGGTCTTTCTGCAACTGCTCTATCATTAAATCATTGCTTTCTCCATGCCAGCTTAAAGCTTTTTTAACTCTTCTATCGCCTCCCTACCTTCCTGAGTTAGGTAGTTTTCATACTTGCTAGCTTTATCTATTAATATTGTTACTAGGCTTTCCCTGTATGCTTCATTGTTAAATATGGCTCTGCAATTATTTCTGTTAAACTCTAAATCTTCACCATTGCTTTCAACGCCTTCCCAGCCCTGTATGTACTCACCAAGCCATGCAGCAGCGATTTTATTAAAATCAATCTCGCTGTTTTCTGCATATATTCCATAGATACTTCTTTTTATTTCTTGTATTTGATTTTGGTATTCAAAACCACCTATTCTAGGCACTAAAAAAAATGCATCACTAGAGCTGAGTGGGTATATAGGAACACCATCTTTTTTTAAATTTTTATCCTCAGCAAATACGCTAAGGTTTAGGCTTTTATTTTTCATGATTTTACTTGGCAGTTAATTTTAACTTATTGTAGGCGAAAAAAAGGCCGCAATAAAGCGGCCTTTAAATTGGGAAAGTATGTTAGAAGTTTGAATATACGCTTACAGTATAACCGTTAATTTCGGATTCTTCACCCGCAAAGCTCATTTCATTTGATGCAATTGCGTTTGCTTCAGTTGCCATTGAGTGTTCAGTGATAACAAGTTGCTCAATAACCACAACCATTTGCTTATTATCATCAGGCCATTCAACTTCTAAAGCTACATTCATTCTTTCGCCAGTTTCATACTTTCTTTGATACTCTCTAGAATCGCTAATTAATGAGCGTGTTACGAATGAACCTGAAGCGGTGAATGATCTACCCTCGTTGCGAACTGCATCACAACCAGCACTGCGATCTTCCTGAAGGTTGTTATTGATATCAAGAGTAAGTGATTTAACAGCGCAATCAGAGTCTACGCCATCAACCCAAAAGCGTTTTATGTTGTTAATTGCGCTTACTGAATCGCTTTGATCTCTTGGGTTGTCAGTTTGACCCGTGATAGCCGCATCGCCTGGCACTGGCTTCTCACTCAAAAAGCTTGCTGTTGATGTGCAAATGCCTGTTTCGGGCACTTCAAATGTGATTGAATTAACTTGACCATCCAAGTAGGTTCTATAACTAATATCGTTAGCAGCAGACAAGTCAACAATACGCTCTTGTATTGCGTAATAATAACGGCTAGATCCGCTAGTTGCTTTTTTGCTGCTTACAGTAATTGACTCTCCGGCCGATTCTGTGGCCGATGGTACGGGACTTGTCACAATATCATCACCTGATACAGATTTAACATAGTAAGCCCTGTTATCATCTGCATTTGCTAGACCACTAATAAAGATATATTCACCAGCAGAAAGTGAATTGCTAGGAATTGTAAATCCCGTTCCGGTTGCTGCAATATCTGTTGCCGTTTTGGAATTATCAACAACATCAGCGTTAAGGCCAGCAACTAGAAAATCTTTTGTCTGCTGTGTAACCTCGCTAGCCAATTCAGCAGGATATGATTTTGTATCTTGTATCTGCTGTTTGCCTTGCTGGTTAGTTTTGATTTCACTAGATTCAACGTATGAAATAGATCTAGTAGGTGTACCACTTGTGCGCCTTACTTGATCAAAAGCTGGGTTATTATCAATTACACCCTTTGTGGTTTGCAAGCTTGTGAAAACACTAATGTCGTTAGCGTTTAAGCTCCTGTCGTTTACTGTTGTAGCCATTTTTAATTGCCCTCAAAATATCCTGAAATTATTACATCATATCTGTATAGATTGGTGTTTGGCTCATCACCGTTATTTTCGGGCGTGGCCTCTTGACAGTATAAACCATCAAAGTATTGGTTTTCAAAAAGCGATATAAGCTCTTTAGATGTATCAAATATACCTAGTCTTTTTGATGTGTCTTTTTTGTCAACGTAAATAGATAAGGTATGCAAAAAGCTTGTTCTTGCTGTTAATCCACCAGCACTAGAATTTAATCGATCAACGATAACAGTTGATTGTTTTATAAAGTCACCGCTAGCGCTTTGTATAGGGTTTATGTCTGCATTTACAATCTGGTCAACAGTGTAACCAGTTGGCGGATTTTCATAAAGCCGCTTGTAAAAGCTTTGAGCATAAGTATCTAAATAATCTAATCTAGCCATTTACAGCCCTTTTAATCTGCCTTGTTAGCTCTCTTGGTGGTGTCTGGTCAGAGTATCCAGTCTCCATAATTCTGTAAGCGTAAGGGTATCTATTTTGTATATAGATTGTTGGGTAGCTGGTGGCCGCAGCAGTGCCAATTATATTTGTTGCCGCACTTATTGTGCCTTGCCCTGATTGATCATCAATATCTGGCTGGTTAAAGTTTGGCGCTTCAACACTGGCAAGCCATCCACCCTTCAATATACCTTTATCTACAGCAGTCGCTAAAACTAAACCCGTAACCAACTTAATAGAGGTTTTTCTGGTTTCTTTGTTTATCTCGCTTTCTAGATATTGTGAAATATCCAAGTTGTTAGCGTTTTTCCCCATTATTTGGCTAACCTCAAAAACCAAGCAGCGCCAGCAGAGTCATTCTCAACTTCTTGTATTGTCATTGTTACGCCATCAAGTACAGCGCTGTATGAAGCATCTAGATCGCTTGGTGTTGTACTGCCTTTGTAAACAACAGCAAAAACATTGTCGTTTGTAACGTTAGTAAAAATCTGTTCAGCACTTTGAATGTCTAGCGGTATAGCTTCTAAATTATAATTAGCACCACCATCAATTGCACCAGTTGAAGGGTTATAATTACCGTCTTTTGCCAATGTTAAGCTAACTTTAAAATCAGCAAACTCATCATTAATAAGCTCAAAAGCTAAATCTATAAACTCTTGCTTTGTGGTAGCCATTAAAACTGCCTCAATATCTGCATACCTGAAGAACCGTATGCCAAGTATGGCTGCAAAAGCTTATCTATAACGGTTGTGTCGTAGTATGTTGAGTTTTTAGTTGTACCCTCTACGTATTCAACTGATTTACTTAAAGTGCCTAATGATTTGCTTTCTTTCTTAATTTGGCCCGCATTGCTGCTAGATGATTGCTTGACAAATAAAACGCCATTTAACTGCTGCCAAGTT